GAGAATGCACTTACTAAAGGTTTTGATTTACTCACTGAGAAGTCTAGAGCCATGGGCGCTTCTTGGCTCACACTTGGCTTTTTACTTCATAAATGGCTTTTTAAAGACCGATTTACTTGTCTTATCGGCTCATATATTGAGGATTTGGTAGATAATAAAACTATTGATAGTCACTTTGGTAGACTTGATTATTTGGTAGATCATTTACCCAAATGGTTACTTCCAAACAACTTTGAGCCATCAAAACATAGAAATTCAATGAAACTGGACAATCCAGAAACTAATTCTATTATTAATGGCTATGCTCCAACAGAGAGGTTTTCAAGAGCTGGCAGATATGATTGTATATTTGTTGATGAATTGGCGTTTTGGAAGCATGCTCGTGCTGCATGGACAGCGATGGGTGATGCGACTAAGGTTAGATATGTGACTTCTACTCCTAATGGCAAAGGTAATCTATTTGCTGATTTAGCTTTAAAGTCTAATATTAAGAAGTGTATTTTGCATTGGAGATCTCATCCTTTAAAGACGGAGGAATGGTATGAAGATCAGAAAAAAAGAAGAACTCCTGAGGAAATTGCACAGGAATTGGATATAAATTATAATAAATCTATTACTGGTAGAGTATATCCTGAATTTGATGAATGGAATTTTAATGAAGAGCAAAAGTATAGCAAAGATGAGCCTTTATTTGTTTCATGGGATTTCGGACTTAAAGATCCAACAGCACTTATTTGGATACAGGTTAACAAGGAGGGGACAGCTAGGGTAATTGATTCATTGCAGAAGTCTGATGTAGGTATAGATTTTTTTGTTCCATTTGTTACTGGTGAAATAAAGAGTTTTAGGAAGTATAAATATACTGATGAAGAATTGGAGATGATAGAAAGACACAAGAATTGGCAAGATGCTATACATTATGGTGATCCAACGGGTGACAATGCTAATCAAACCTCTAGAACTTCTATTATTAAGCAATTAAGAGAAATGGGTATTTATGTACAGACTAGAAGAGGTGAGGCCTTTAAGTTTAAACAAAGGCATACTGCAACTAAGCTGTTATTAAGACGCCTTAAAGTTGACAAGAATCTAGCTGATTTTATTGATGCTATACAAAATGCTAGATTTCCAAAAAGGAATGATATGAGTCAAAGTACCTCTGAGATTGTTTTGCCTATACATGACTGGACTTCGCATTATCGTACTGCTTTAGAGTTTTATGCTGTAAATGAGGATTTGAAGAGGGCTGGTAGAGGAGGATTAGTTAGAAAAGTAGAAGAGTTTGCTGAAGATGTAATGGATAATTTTTTAAAGTTGCGACCAAGACCGAACAAAGGTAAAGTTAGTGATAGATATAGAACTTGTGCATAATATATAAAATATGAAGCAAAAAGCTGATATTATTGATTTACAGTCAAAAGTTGGTACTAATGATTTACCTAAAGATAGTTATCAACCAGACGCAGATCAGGTAAAGCGTCATAGGGATTTTTTAAGTAGTTTTCAAAGTTATGTTAATTTTCGTTCTGAATATGATGAGAAATGGAAAGAGTGTGTAGCTAGATATAAATCAGAACCTTTTTATTATGAAGATGGTAGAGCTGGTGTAGTTTTGCCAGTTGGCAAGTTTATAATTGAAACAGCTCAGTCACAGGAGAGTAAAAGTCCTCCAAGTTTTTCTTATTCTGCCTCAGACAAAAAAGAGGATATAAAGAAAGCTGAGATTTTAGAATATGTGGTTAAGAAGCATGTTTGGTACAGAAAATATGTAGATCTGGATTATAAGATGGATATCCTGAATCAGGATAAGATGATTTTAGGTACTATGTATCAGTATGTGGGCTGGAGAAAGATGTATAGGACAAGAGCGGATAAAGATAAAGATGGTAAAATAAAAAACACACGTTATTTGTATTATAATGATATTGTTGTAGACAATATTTATCCACAAGATGTTTGGCTACATCCACTTGCCTCATGTGTAGCTGAAAGTCCAAAGGTTTATGTTAGAAAGAGATATAATCATGCTAAATTTTTAGAAGAATATAGTGATACAGATAGATATTACAACCAGCATTTAGTTAAAGCTGGTAATTTTTATGAAGGTTATAATAATGGCGGAAGTAGTTTATGGCGAAACCTATCAGATAATACTGATGGTGTTGTGGTTATTGAAGAATGGGATGTTATGAGGGATTTGGTTACTACTTGGGCAAATAATGTCGAAATTGGGTTTGAGCCTAATCCTTATGATGATGGTGAGGCTCCTATTACTGATTATAGAAATAGATTGCAGTATAATACTTATTTAGGAGAAAGTGAAATGGAGCGTATATCGACTATTTGTGATGCGTTAAATGCGTTTATTAATATAGCTATAGATAAAGAAAAAAGGGCTGCTAGTGGTTTAAATCTTCTGGATAATCAACTTAGTGATTTTGATGATGTTGGATCTTTGTTTAATGGGGCTTCTGCTACTAGAGTAGAGAACCCAAAAGATAGTTTTGTGCATTATGATATGCCTGGCATGTCAGCCTCTACCTCTAATATGATTCAAATGCTGATGGATTTCTTGGTTTATGCTACTGGTATCGATTTTAGACAGATTACAGATTTAGCTTCTAGTACTAAGGCTACAGTAGCGGCACTTAGAAAGGAAATATCTCAACAAAGAATTAATTTAAATGTAAATAGAAATGAAAATTGTGGAATTAAACGTCTCGGTTGGTTGCTTGGAAAAAGAGTTGGACAGTTCTATACTATGCCACTGATTGAGGAGGTTACTGGTAAAGATTTGGGTACTGCAACAAACAATAAATCCTCTAAAAAGGGAACTAATGGCAAAGCTGGGCTTAATTATAGACAATTGCGTCTACCAGATATAATGATGGAGGAAGTTCCTGATAAAGGAGGTTCATTCTCATCTAATTCTTTGAGAATTAAAGGAAAGAAAGAGGGCGCAGTGTCATTTATATCAGCCAGACCAGAGTATTTAAAGCTAGAGGGTGATATTGGCGTCAAAGTTATTCCTGGTTCAACAATGGGGGCGATACAAGAATTACAGAAAAGTAAAGCCAAAGAATATATTGATGTAGCTACTACAGTTGTTAAGCCGCCAGCAGATGCGAATGGTCAACCAACACCATATTTATCAACAAAATATGGCTTAGAACAGTATGTTTTAGCTATGGGATATGATATTGATAAAGCTTTCGATGTGACTGACAAAGATGGTGATACTGTGGCTCAAGACGAAGGTAAAAATCTTATTGATGGTATGACACAAGCTTTAAATTCTCCAGTAAACCCTTCTACGCCACAAAGCGCTGGTACACAGATCAACGGAGGTATTCCTAATGAATCGCCTCAAGCCCCTCCAGCCCTTACAGGACAAAGAAGTGAGGCCATGAGAGAGCTTGGCAACGAAATGGGTACTAAAGTAAGAATAACAAATAAGAAGTAATAATGAATTTCCTTAAAAAATTAAAATTTTTTGGCAAAAAAAGCGATTTACTGATACCAGAAGAAGCGTCTATTCTGTTGAACGAAATGGTCAAGATGAATCCAGAGCTATTTGAGGCATATAAAACGTATATTTATGCCAAAATGACATTTTTATGTAGAAAAATGGTAATGGGGAATAAAGATCAGTTTGATATTATACAAGCTAAGATCCAAATTTTAGATGAAACTATAAGGGATTTAAAAAATATTGATTCTTTTAATACTGAAGAGAAAGAACCAGTGCCATTTAATCTAGATCCTAGCAATTTATTGAAAGGATTAGTTGAAAATAAAAAAGATAATGTTGCAACTAAAAAAACTAAGCGTTACAATTTAGATGATTATCTCGAATCTAAGGATTTTAATGGAGAGGTAAAGTGATATTTGATAAAAAGTGGCTGTAATTAAAGCTGAGTTATAGAAACTAAGTATTGGTATTTATAACGCTGCTTTAAGCAGTGGTATTTAAAAATTAGATATTTAACTAAACAAGATGAACAAAGAAGTAACTGGTACGGAAGATAAAAAATCTTCACCTGGTGAAAATAAGTTTGATAAGGCTACTGATGCCATGAAGAATTTGTTTTCAGATGATCATAAAAATGAATCTGAGGAAACTGACCCATCTGATAAAGGTGGTACGCAGCATTCTGATGAGAAAAAAGAAGATCTAGATGAAAAAAAAGAAGATCAAGAAGATCAAGGAGATAAACATGATTGGAAGCAGAGATATGCACATGTACAGTCTCATGCTGACAAAATGTACTCTAAAGCAGAGCTTTTTGCGGAATCTTTGGTCAAAAAAGATCCAGCGGCTATACATGATATAGCTAAATCGGATAAAGAATTGGCGGATAAGTTGGTAGCTAAAGAACTTGGAGAGAGTCATGGAATTAAAACTTATGACGATTTCTTAAAAGCAGTGAATGCTAATGAGAAAAGTGATAAAAAAGAAAAAAATGACTCTGATCTAGAAAAACGTCTTGAAGCTCTTGAAAAAGAGAAAGAATATGAAGCTGCTCAAAAGGCAGAAGCATTTATTACTCAATTTAAAGAGGATAATCCAGCATTTACTGGTGATATAGAGAAGAAGACATGGGAATTGTTTGAAAAAAGCAATTTATCCTTGGAAGAAGCTTTCGATTATATCATGTTTAAATCTGGGAATAGTGTTAAAGAATCTGAAATAGAAGAAAAAGTGTACAAAAAGATTGCAAAACAGAATGTTGCATCTTCAGTTTCTTCTTCTGGCTCAAAAAGCACTTCTAAGCCTAGCAAACAGATTAACTCTGCTGAAAAGGATTTATTAGAAGCACTTGGAGCTAAGAAAACACTTAAAAAATATTCTTAATTTAAAATTACAATGGCTAAAGGAGATTTTCGTGTAAAAGACGGCCACCGTTGGAATGCTAGACCGTATTTCACAAAAGCTGGACAAACTGCTATTAAAGCAGGTGAACTTGTAGTTCAAGATGCTTCTGGCGATGAAGAATACGTTGAGCTTCCTTCTGATGGGGCTACAAATGCAAAAGTTTGGGTAGGTCTTGCAGTTAGTAATGATACTAATACTTCATCTGCTGATGGTGTAGTCTATGTAGTAGATGCATTAGATGCTGAATTTATTGGTAAAGCTACTACTTGGGCTAATGTTAGCAAATCCGTAATGAATACAAAAGTTACACTTGATGTAACTTCTACAGTTCAGACTTTGGATGAGAATGATACTACAAATGGTGCATTCTTGATGCTCAATTTTGATTCAAATAGACAAGAAGTTTATTTCAGAATCGATGCTTCTACTAAGCTTAACGCTTAATTATTAAATATTTAACTGTAATTTATTACTATGGACATCTCAAATCAATTAATGACCGAAACCATAGAGGAGGGTTTGAATGAAGTGTTTTTCGATGAGTTTAACATGGAAACGCCCCCAGACTATGCAAAACTTGAAGATATCTTCAAGGTAGACAAATCAAAGAAAAGAGCTGAATACGATCTTGATATGAAGGGTACAGGCCGCTTCTTAAGTAAGGGTGAATCTGAAGATATTTATGAAGATAATATCAAGGAAAAGTACAAAACTTCATATGTTCATACAACATATGCTGATTCTGTGCCTATTACTAAAGAATATCTTGAAGATGAATTGTACAATATTATCAAAGACTTAGTAGAAGACCTTGGCAATTCAGCTCGTGAAACTCAGTACTTTAATTCATTCAGCATTTTTAGAAACGCTTTCAACTCTTCTTATCTTGGTGCTGATGGCAAAACTCTTTGTGCTGATGACCACCCTAGAGATTATGGTACTGTTTTGGATAATAAATTTACTGACAAATTCTCACCAACAGTTCTTGATCAAATGATTGTAAGATTAATTGAACAAGCTTCTCATGCTGGTAAAGTTGTTAGCAATATTCCAGCTGTGCTTTTAGTTCCACCAGCTAGATATACTCAAGCTGTACAAATTTGTGACGCTAAATTGGTTCCTGGTTCAAATAACAATGATCCAAATGTATTTTCTACAAAATACGGTATCATGGTTAAACAGTCACCATATATCGGTGCTTCACAAGGTGGTAGCGACGATGCTGTATTCCTTATGGCCAGAAAGCATAAAGTCAAGAGATTTGTTCGCGTACCAGTAGAAACTTGGATGACACCTTGGGATAAGAGCAGAAAGACTGTTACTTATTATAATGCAAGATTCAGAGAATCAGCAGGCTGGTCTTCTCCACTTGGAGTTGTTGGTACTGATGGGACAACTGGTTCTTACTAATATCATTTAATCAATAATCTAAATGGCTGATATTGCTACAGGTGTGCCTGGTGTAAAGATTAAAGAGCAGGTTCAATTGCATTCTCGTAGAGTTGTAATTACTTCTGCCCAACTCTTGGCACTAAATGCTACACCACAGACTTTGGTTCCCGCACAGGGTTCAGACACATTGATTGAATTTGTTAGTGCGGTTGTAACTAAACCAGCTGGAACTGCATATGCTGGTATAGCCGCTGGCGAGGATTTGGCTGTAAAATATACTAATGGCTCAGGTGCTCAAGTGAACACTTCACTTGAAACAACTGGATTCTTAGATCAAACTACGGCTCAAACTCGTATTACTAGAGCAATTGTGACTGAATATACGCCAGTCGTAAATGCAGCTCTTGTTTTACATTTACTTTCTGGTGAAATTACTACTGGTAATTCACCATTGGTTGTAACTGTCCACTATAGAGTCTACAAAAACATCAATAGTCAAACTAATGGCTAATTAAAAAAGGAGGAGGATAAGTACCTCCTCCTTAAATTAATATATAAACTATAAAATTCTATGAATGGTACATTTGGTGGAGCTGGAGCTTATAAACAAGAAAATAAAGCTACTATGGCTGAAATGAATATGGGGGCTGTTAAAGTAAAAAAACCTAAAGTTGCAAAAGCTAAAGATGAAAAAAAACCTAAAGTTGATAATAAATCTTTAGAAGTAGGTATTGATTCAAAGAAATCTACTCCAGAAAATAAGGTTGTTAAGGATAATGTTCCTAACCTTAATAAATAATTTTTAAAAAATACGAATATGTCAGCTACAGAATTTTTTTCATCAACTGGGAAACCAACTGGAGTCTCACCAGCTAATCCATTGCCAGTTACGGTTACCGCTACTGGAGTTGGAGCGAGTGATTTAGCTAAAGCTGAAGATGCAGCTGCAGCAAGCGGCGATACTGGGGTAGCAATACTTGAACGTCGTATTGATACATTAGCTTCTAGTGCTGGGTCTGATGGAGATTATGCGTTTAAGAACCAGGATTCACTTGGCGCCTCTTATAGCCGTGAAGTTTATGCTCCAGCATTTGAAGATAATGCTATTGGAGTTGCCAAAGTAGAACAGCGTTTTAGTTATGCTAATATAACATCAGCAACTACAACCACAGTCAAATCTGGAGCTGGGTTTCTTCATACTATTACCATTAACACCACTGCCGCAGGCGCTATTACAATCTATGACAATACAGCCGGCTCAGGTACAAAGATTGGTACTCTTAAGGCATCTATTGGTGAACAAACATTTATTCTAAACGTATCCTTTGGCACTGGTCTAACACTTGTTACAGCCGCAGCCTCAGATGTTACCGTATCTTATCGTTAATTTTAAACACTTATTAAATATGAAATATACAATCTTAGAGTTAGGCAAAGACACAAAAGTGAAGTTTGACCATGATGATGGCTCAACTTCCACACAAACAATTGCAAATCTTCCAATTCAGTCTAAAGAGGCTCTTGAAGCTGCACTGGTTGAATATGAAGTCGCTTTTGTTGCTGGCAAGCAATTAGAACAAGTTACTGCTGCAGCTGAGGTTGAGGCGCTTGTAGGTAAGGCACAAACAATTAAAGAATAATTAATTAATCAATGCCAAGAACACAAGTTTCAGACAGGCGATTGTTGCGGACTATGGCATCCTCACTTACTGTTGCATCTCTTTCCACTAAAATCACAAGCGGAAGTAACGTAGGGGTGACTGGAGCGTCGTCATTCTCTATGGGTGGCTGGTGGAAGCCGTCCAAGCTGCAGATTGGGGTGGCATACGGGTGGTTATGTACTCTAGGTACTACAGCAGCCAATAAAGCTTGGACGTTAGGAGTGACGGGGACTGGATTTTTAGAGTTGGGTGGATATGGCGTCGATCAACCCTCGGTTGTTAAACCAAGAATAGGCGAATGGGGGCATCTTGTGGGGACGTTCGACGGGACGACTTCAAGAACTTATTGGAATGGGGTGCTGATTAAGGAGATAGCCACTGGCTTTACCCCGAACATTGATAATTGTCCTCTTGTTGTAGGGCAGTTTGCGGGTAATTCGCCAGCATTAGGGCAGCATCGTGAGACATTCCTGTACAATAGGGTATTAACGCTAGAAGAGATCAAGGATATATACTACAACGGTAAGTACGCCGCATCGCCAACCGTACTCTATATGTTGGATGATGGGTCTGGCTCAACCGCTACTGACAGCAGCGGTAATTCTAATAATGGAACTATTACCAGTCCATCTTGGTCTACTGATGTACCTATTACAGTAAGAACGCAGATTCCCATCCTGCAAAACTATTTAGTGAGATCTGAAGAATTCGACAATGCTTCGTGGACAAAAAGTGGATGTTCTGTATTAGCAGATCAGGTTACTGCTCCTGATGGGGCGACTACAGCAGACAAACTCACAGAGTCCAGTATTAATGAAAACCACTTTATTTATCAGACGACTACTAACATTCTCCTTCAAAGCAAATGCACACTAAGTGTTTATGCTAAAATCGGGACTCGACGATATATAACTCTACAGGTTGCAGACAATTCTGGCTACCAAGTAACCTTTGATCTTCAGAGCGGTACTGTTACATACGAAAGCGGCGCTTTAGGCGTAATAGAAAGTGTTGGCAATGGATGGTATAGGTGCTCAATTACATTCGTGTCAGTAGGCGGTGCCCAAACAGCCAGAATATGGATGAATAACTCGTCTGGTGCGCTTGGTAATTATCTCGGTGATGGCAGTTATATGTATATATGGGGAGCTCAGCTAGTTAGAGCAGACTGGGCAGGCAAATATACAGTTACAACATCAGCTGCAAGTACTTCTGCTATTCGTTCACGACCGCCTTGTGCGCAAAATATACTCACATACTCAAATGATCTCACAAATGCAGCATGGACTAAAACAGGCTCTACCACTACCTATAACCAAACAGGATTTGATGGGACTGCTTGTAGTGAACTAAAAGAGGCTTCAGGGACTACAGCTCACAAAGCGGGCTTAAACCCAGGTCAATCTAACGGCAAGGTATATACTTTCTCAGTTATCGCCAAAAAAGCTGCCACATCTCGTGATTGGATTTTATTAACTACCAATAATGGGAACAATGGTGCATGGTTTAACATTAATACTGGTTTAGTAGGCATATCGGCCAATATTCTAAGTTCTGGGATTGTCTCACTAGGTAACGGTTATTATCGCTGCTGGATTACCTATAACAAGACGGGAACAGTTAATGACCTCACTGAGGTTTGGATAGCAAATGGTGATGGTGGCTCAGTTTATGCTGGCGATACTTCGTACTCTGTAATTCTTGACCGTCTAATGATTAATGAGGGGACAAAACCTGGCCCTTTGGTAGTTACATCGGGGGCAGCGGTGAACCAAGGAATCCCAAGACATCAATTAATTTTTAATTAAATGAATCAACAGGAACAAATTAACAAGATCTTAGATCTGGAAAATGCTATTCGAGAGAAGCAAGTCTCCAAACTATCTGCACATACATTAGTACCGATTGGGTTGGTTGTTGGGGTAGTAAGTTCGGTTTTTTTCTTTGGAGTTACATTCCAAAGATTAAATGCTCTTGAAGCTTCTTATATCGAGCTTAAAAGTAGTTTTAAGGAGGAGATTATTGGGCTAAGAACGGATATAAAAGCCCTAACCACTTCTGTAGCAGATTTGCGTATTTTATTGGTCAAAGATGGAAAATAATGGTTATATAGAATTAATAACGTAAAATGTAATTAAACAAGAATAATGTCTACATACGCACAAACACAGACTGTTTCAAGCTTTGTAACTGATTTGATGAATGAGTTTGGTTTGGATGGTGACAATGATAATGAGGGGACTAGTAGTGATGCTATTCTAAAATATGTTGACGATGCTAATAGAACTTTTATCCAACATAGAGCATGGGCTTTTAGGAAAAAAGTAAAAACTGGTTTTAAATTGCCTTGTACATTAGTAGAAACTGGCTTTACTTCAGCCGATACGTCTATTGTATTAGAGGATACTTCTGAATGGCCTAATACTGGTGTAATAATGGTGGATGGAGATATAATTCCTTATTCTGCAAATAATACCTTAACTGGAACTCTTACAGTCAGTGCTTCTGATATAGATAGAGATCATGACGCTTCAGAAAGAGTTTGGTATTTGCATCCAGTTCCATCAGATTTTTGTAAAATAGCTGATTTATGGGTAGGAGATACTCCATATTTCCCAGATGCTTTTCGTAATACAAAAGAGCCTTTGCCAAATAGATTTTGGGAAATTCAATTGAATACCAGTGATGGGAATGTTAATTCATATTTTATATACTATTTTGGCACTTCTAAGGAAAAGATTTACATGAGTTATGGTAGTCTATCATCTAACTTGACTCTTAATGAAAATTCAACTTATATAGAAGTTCCAGCTCCATATAGGAATTATATCAAATATTCAGTTTTTTCTAGGATTTATCAGCATTTGGAGGATGATAAAAACGCTTCTATTTATGAAAATATGGCTAACAAAATATTGAGAGAAGCTGCTGTTTTCGATTCAAAGAAACACCAAAGCAATAGAGTTCCTCTTAGAACGCCTTGGGATAATCCAATGAATATGCTTTATAGAGGTTCTGGCGCATCACATAATAGACAATAATGGCACAAGATTTTGATCCTATAATTAGTCAAAATTTTAATGGAGGAGAGGTTACGACTGATCCTGTTTTATTAAAACCAAATGAATTGCAATATGGCAAGAATATTAGATTTTCTCTTGCTGGCGGATTCACTAATAGACCTGGATATCTCGCTTTATCTTTTCCATCTGTATTAGAAACAGCGCCAATAAAAGGTATGTATGCAACTGCTACAGAGATATTTTTCGTATCGAATGGAAAGCTGTTTGTTACTTTATCAGATTTATCTGATGCTTTTGAAATAGCTTCTGGGCTCAATACAACGGTTAAAAACAGATTTTTAGAATTTAATGGCACATTATATCTGTTTAATGGTGAGGACGAATTAAGGAGGATTTCTATATCAACTATTAATACTGATGTTGTAGCTAGCAGTTCGACTTCAGTTGATATTAGAGCTGGGCAGGGCTGGAAATATCCAAGTAGTGGCACTGTAACGATAGTCAACTCTTCTGGAGCTGATAATATTACTGTCACAAATAGAAGTAGTGACACTCTTACTATTACAGCTGCAACTGTTGGTATAAACTCCTTTATTGGAGATAAGATTTATTATGTTCAAACTATAGCAGACTCTACTGCTCCTAGGTTTGCCGCTGGAGTAGAGTTTAAAAATAGATTTCTTGGTTGTATACCCAAGGGGAAGGTAGGCACGAATTATCAAGGTAATTTACTGTTTTATGGAAGACCAGCTACAGGTGTGAATCCAGATTATTTTCATGATTTTGTAACTTCTCCAGCTGGATACATACCCGTTGGTGATCAAGGTGATATTGTCAGTATTTACAAAGTCAAAAGTTATGTAATAGTTAAAAAGAAAAAAGGTGTATTTTTGGTAACCGACTTTGATTCTACTACTGGCGTTCCTTTAATAGAGCCGCTAACAGGAGCTTATGGTGCGGCTAGTCCAGATAGTTCATGTTTAGTTGGAGATCAGTTAATTACATTTACTGGAAAAGAAATAAAGCAATTTGGTGAACAAGAAGGCCTTAATAATCTAAGACCGTCAATCAATCCTCAATTTGATGATAAGATTTACAAAATTTTATCTGGACTTGATGAAGATCAATCAGACTCTTTTGCAGTTTTTAATTCTGCACAGCGTTTAGCAAAATTTCTTGTAAAATCTAATAATATAAAGTTTTTTATTGTTTACGATGACAAGATTGATGCTTGGAGCAGAGATTATAATAAAAATGCTTCTTGTAGTGTAGTATATCAAAATGAGACATTTTGGGGTAGTGATAGCGAATGTGTTATATATCAAGATGAGGTAGGGTACGATGATAATGGTAATGATATAGAATCTTCTGTCGCTATTTTTGAAACTGACGCTGGCTCTCCTAGGTTAAGTAAGTATTTCAAAACTTTATTCATAAAGGGTAGATTGGGCGAAAATACTACTGTCACTGTAAAAATTTATTTTGATGGACAATTAATTCAACAATTTAATTTAATAGCTTCTGATTTAATTACACCTTATGGTGGAACTGCTATTGGAAGAAACAGGATCGGTGGTGGCATAATTGGCTCTAGTTCTGCGGCAATGGTTGCATATGATTTTAGTATAGAAAAGTTGTTGAAAAAAAGAAAAAATGTTGGCAAAATGTATGTGACATTTGAAACATCAGGTCAAGGACAGGTATTTGAGATAAGTGGAGTGCAGATAGAAGGTAGTTATAGTGCTAAATTTGACAAATTAATAAGAAAATAATATGGCCGTTTTATCAACTTCATATGATGTAGAGAGTGGCAAGAAGACCACGCTTAAAAATACTATTAATAAAGTTCAGACTACTGGTATTATAATTAATACTGAGTTAAATATAACCAAAGGTGTTCTTAATTTTGATGCCGAGACGTCTAAAGAAGAATGGGTATCCTTTGGATCAACTACTCTTAATGGTGATGGCACTACTACTCTTGGAGATGTTGTGCGTGGATTAAATACGTCTGGAGATACGTTTACTGGTGATTCCAGTAGGGCATTTCCGCATTCTGGAGGTGTATGCGTAGTCGAATTAGTTGATTATCACTCTTTATTCAATCTAAAGGCAAATAAGGACAGAGATAATACTATGTCTGGCAATAATACCTTTACAAAAATCCTTGGTTTTTCTGGTAGTGAAGGTCAATTACAGCCACCTAGATTAACAACTACAGAGAGAGACGCTCTGTCTGGAGTGCAAAATGGGACAATTATTTACAATACAACGGTTGGCGAAGAGCAATTATATAATGGTGGTAATTGGTATTCGATTGCTTTAGGTTCTACTCAACCAAATGCTTCCGAAACTTTAGCTGGTAAGTCGGAAGAAGCTACACAGACTGAAAATGACTCTGGAGCTAGTTCTGGTGGTACTGGTGCTGATCTATTTGCTACACCAAATAAAAATGCTAAGACTATTCAAAAGGCTAGTTGGATTTTCGCTACTTCTACTGGTTCAGCTAATGCTTATGTATTAACTTTAACACCTGCTCCTACAGCATTAGTGGCTGGCATGTTATTAGCTTTTAAAGCTAATTTTGCAAATACAGATAGTTGTACAGTAAATGTTAATAGTCTTGGTGCTGTAACTATAAAGAAAAGAGGTGATCAAGATTGTGCTCGTGGAGATATTAAAAATGGGCAAATTGTGATGATTCAGTATGATGGAACTAATTTCCAGATGGTTAATCCTTCTGGAGCTTTAGCTGAATTGTTAGCGGGTATAGCTAATGCGACTACTACGGATAAATATGCTCTTTCTTATAATGGGAATGGTAGACTCGATCTAGCTGATGCTAATGATGCTGGGTTAAATACTGAATGGTTATTTGCTGGTATTGCAATGGGCGCTTCCACATCAGGAAATGCTCAGGCTTACACTCCACCAGGACAAATTGTTGATATTCCAACTTTTACTCTTTCTGATCGTCAAAATTGCCGTTTATGGAACGGTGAAACACAGGCCACTTCTAATGTCACGACTGATACAATAACAGTTACAACTGCATGGAGAGCACAGACTTTTACGCCAAGTACTGGTCAAGATAATGTTAGTAGAGTTTTGGTAAATATCACTAACTCTTCTCTTAGTGCAACAATGCAATGTTCTATTTATGCAACTTCTGGCGGTCAACCAACTGGCGCAGCTTTAGCAAGTGCGACAGCTTTAACCTCTTTTGCATCAGGCGATCTCACTTTTGACTTTGCTACGCCTCTATCAGTTACTCCTGGTACAGTTTATGCGATTGTCGTTCGTTTATCAGCCTATACTTCTGGTAACTTTGCTTGGAATTATCAAAATACAAATCCATATTCTGGTGGGACTAGATTAACTTCTTCAGATTCAGGTGTAAATTGGTCTATCGACTCTGCTTCGGATATGAGATTTAAAGTTCAATATAGGGGTATGTTTGGCGAATCAGTTTATTTATCAGATACAGCTGGGCAATTGACTTTAGTCCCAGGTACTTATTCTAATGAAGTGGGGCATCTTATATCTGCTTCACAAATGGTATTAAAAACACCAGCAAAAGCTATCTATGCCACGTTTAATGGTACTTTTGACCCAGGAGGTGCTTCTGGTGCAACTACTACAACTACTACAGATATTACTGTCGGCTTTAGGGCTAGGTTGGTTATCTGTAAATATTATTTTGGTGGTACACCACCTACAACTCCATTCGTACTAACAGCAGTTGCTACAGCTGCTGCATTTAGTGGGGATTATTTCCATGTTAATGCTAATCTAATTGGAAGTTTTCTTTTAAGAAAATATGGTGCTTCATTTGCTGCTGAAGCATTTGGTGGTGTACCTACTGCAACTACTATATCAGACCAGGGCGGTGCAAATGATGATATGTTCTTTACTTTAAGTGCCAGTTGGGTTGATTCTGCTACTTATAGAATAAGTAGAGCGCTTCAAAGACAATCTTCCTCTTCACTTACTTTAGCAGGCTCATGGTATGTTTATTTAACCTTCATAAATTAATGAAAATATTTTGTATAATTAAAGATGGTAAAGTAACAACCTCATCTTCACATCCAATTTGTGAAAATGGTGTTATTGCGGAACTTTTTGAAGTAGATGAAGAAGAATTTAATTCAGTAGCAAGGGGTGAGAAAGAATTTGTTTTCGAGAAAGGCGAATTAGTTGCTATAGACAAAAATTATGATGATATATATAAAGCTATTGATGAAGCTAAAAAAAGAAAATTAGAGTTAGTAGCGAAAGTAACAAAAGGTGAGGCTACTAAGAAGGAGCAGGAAGAGTTTGCTAATTTACTATAAATATTAAAAATGACAGCAGAAAAAATAGTAGAAGGTAATTGGGGCAGAAATGCCAAAAAACCAGTAGTTCCAGTTAATACTGGGGCTGATAAAACTATTTCTGCGTCTCCACAACAATCTAATCCTCAATTTTCAAAAGGTACTGATTTAGCTGGTTCAAAAGTTAAATTAGGTGATGGCACTGAATATCAACTTAAAAGTGCGCAGGAAGGCCAGCCAACTCCTAAGCCTGAAGAAATTAAACAGCCATCACCATTGTCACAGGTTATTCCAGGATCTACTCCAGATCCAAATGAATCGAAACCGCTCCCAGTTGAGGGGTCACAAGCTAAACCAGCAGAAACTCTAGCAGATCCAACTAAGTCAACAATTCCTGGCTTAGATATAGAAGCTCTCAAAAAAGCTGGTCTCGATCAAGCAAGTATTGATAAAATGCTTAGTATTGCCAACCCGCTTTTAACAGGAGAACAGAATAAACTTCAGAATGCTCAGTATGGGCTTGATTTTATTCAGAAATCTTTAGAAGAAGAGAATAAAACAATTCAAGATACCTATTCTGCTCAAAAGCAGGCTGAAAAAGATCTTGCTGCACAAAAGCAAAGTATTATTGATGAGTCAGCCAAAGTCCAGGCCGGCACTTTAGAGCAACAAAAAGCTCAAGAAGAACATACTATTGAACAAGAGAAAAAGCGTTATGAATTAGCTAGAGCTAGAGAAGAAAGAAGTATTCAAGACACTAATATTAAGAATGAAGAACAGACTTCTAGGTCACTAGCATCTTCACTTGGGATGGCCTTTTCATCTTTTGGTACAGCTAGAATAATGGAGGTACGTCAAAAAGGTGAAGAGATTTTGTCTGATGCTAGAGCTGAGACTGCTTATGGTAATGCAGAGTTTTCTTTTAGAATCCAAGATATTGAAAGAAACTATGGCAATGAACTTAATCGTGTTGAACAATCAAGACGTGATTTGCAGATTCAAAATCTTACTAGTTTAAATGATGAATTACAGGCTATTGACGAAAAGGCGCTATCTTCTATGTCTGAGAAGAAAGAAGCTGCGAGAGAGGCGATTAAGGAGTATTTAAAGACTAAGGATAGCATAGATGATAATGTAGCTAAAATCAATTCAGGTTTGGTTGAGAAAGTTTATGATGAAGTTGATAAGGTTAAAAAAGAAAAACTTGAAGCTGAAACAGCGGATTTA